CCCACCCCGTGCACAAATGGCTCGGTGGAAGCCCCGACGGTGTTTCCGAGAGTGGAAAACTTGTGGAAATAAAGTGTCCACCCCAAAGAAAAATCATCCCCGGTGAGGTCCCCGAGCACTACATGCCTCAGCTACAACTGTGTATGGAGATTTTAGACTTGGAGGAAGCAGATTTCATTCAATATAAACCTGCAGAGACCAACTGGCCCCGCCCCGAAGAGTTTGACGTCACCAACGTGAAGAGAGACAGGGAGTGGTGGAAAACATACCTCCCAGTGATGAAGGAGTTTTGGGATAGAGTCCTGTACTTTAGGGAACACCTGGATGAACTCCCTAAACCAAAGGAAAAGAAGACGCGTAAAAAGAAGGAACCCCCACCTCCACCTCCGTGTGAGATTGAACCACTTACAGACGAAGATGTTTACATCGAAGATTAAAGAGTAGCTAACTTCGTTAACATTGTTTCGAAACTGGGTATGCGATCATGATTAACACTCTTACATATTCTACCATATTTAACAAATATTTAAATAAAAATTACCTAAGTGACCCACCCATTTAAGAAATCGAACCAAAACCATGACGATTGAAGAACAATACACGCATGCTAAGAACACCCTAAATGGTCGGCTCTTCGCCCCGTACCAACGCGAAGGTGTTCTCTGGATGCTTACAATGGAACGACAGCAGTCGGGACCCAAGGGTGGGTTTCTTTGTGACGAGATGGGCCTCGGGAAGACGATACAGTTGATCGCGACGATGTTGGGTAACCCCCAAAAGCGTACACTCCTTATCGTGCCCAAGTCTATCATCACCCAGTGGGTTGAGGAGATTGCGAAGTTTGCACCGACCCTAACGGTGGGTGTTTTCGATGGACCTGGACGAAAGCTTGGGGATCACGATGTTACGATCGCACCATACTCTTTGTTGAGTGTGAAGGGTGAGAAGGCTGACGCGGTGACCCCTCTCCACAGGGTTCAATGGGATCGGGTGGTGTTGGATGAGGCTCACGAGATTCGGAATAAGTCTTCGAAGTTGTCCAAGAGTGTCTGTCGACTTCAATCTGGTATCAAGTGGATTGTCACTGGTACCCCAGTCTTTAATTCGATGGATGACTTTGTGACCCTCTGTCGGTTCCTTGGTATCGAGAAGTCCCTCGTGCAAGGGATGACCAAGAAGATCAAGGACATCTACATTCTCCGTCGCACGAAGGATGACCTGGCTAACATCAACGAACGTCTTCGTCTACCTCCTTGCTATTTTGAGAATGTTGAACTGGATATGTACCCAGATGAGAGACAGATGTACGAGTTTGTATTCAAGGAGGCTCAAGACACAATCAAGGATACCTTCAAGGCGGCAACCAGTCTCAATTACAAGAACATGGTCATTTTGGAGTGCCTCCTCCGAGCGCGGCAATGTATGATCTGGCCCCAGATGTACTTGAACGGAGTTGCGAAGAAAAATGATACTCAACCAGAGAAGTGGGTTGGGCGTTCCCACAAGATGGAGACCCTCTTCGAAATGATTAGGGGGCACCCCCAAGAGAAGACTTTGATATTCTGTCAGTTTGTGGGGGAGATGAATTACATTCAAAGTCAATTGGAGTGTCCCACATTCAGAATAGATGGGTCCGTCTCTAAAGAGGACCGAGCCACCCAGTTGACCAGATTCAAGCAGGCACCACCAGGTTCGGTCTTCATTATCCAGATCAAATGTGGTGGGCAAGGTCTCAATATTCAAGAAGCAACGAGGGTCTACATCACCGGTCCAGCATGGAACCCTGCGACGGAACTCCAAGCAATTGGTCGTTCACATAGAACGGGTCAGACCAAGCCGGTCTATGTGAAAAAGCTTGTCTATAAAGAGACGGATACTTTTTTGAGTGTCGAAGAAGAAATGATGGCTCTCCAAGGGCACAAGTCGATCGTGTGTTCGGAGGTTCTCAACGATGATCGTGTAAAAACGCAAATACCAGTAAAAAGGATTAATAGTAAAATTTCAATTTTGGACATCAAGAAAATTTTCCGTGCATAAGATAAAGATGATTGGTTCCCGAGCCGAAGTTTTTCATGGCACTGCTGACAAGACTGCTGGTGGTCTTGAAAAGAAGGATCTTAAGATGAAGGATGGTCGCATTGTTTCAAAGGCGGCGAGTGAGGCTGCGCTTCAGCGCATGAAGGATGAGGGTAAAAAGGCGATGGTGAAGGTATTCAAGCCCGTGAAGAAGGGTTTTAAACTCCAGCCCAAGCAGGGAACCGTGGCTTACAAGAAGCTCATTAAGAAAATGTAAGTGTACTATAAGAACATGTCTCTTTCCAAATGGGAGAACTCCGTTAAAATAGCCAAGTTAAAATTAGGTGTAGATCCAAACAAGTTTACCAGGGTACAGGGTAAACTTCTTAAGGAGGCTCAAAAGATATATAGTATTTTGCTTTTAAATAAAAGAGCACCAGTAATTCAATTACACATTAAATAATAAACTGAAACCCTTTCAAATTTTGTGGTTCATGAACAATGAGTTGGTAGATTTTCCACGTACAACCGAACTTCTTATTCAAGAAATACACGCTATTGAGTTCTACGATAGCCTGACCTGAATTTCTTGCATATAGTCCGTTAGTTGCTTCGTTTTTAAGTGGTATCTTTTCTGAATTATAAACGGGTGGTTTAATATTTTCATCAATGTCTGTATCAATCTTGGCGCGAAATTTAGGTTCTCTGTCTGGGGACATTTTTACATTTGAATTAAACATGGGAAGAAGTTCTTCCTTTGTCATTTTTTTTCCAAAAATAGCTTCACTTTGGGAACTCACTGATTCGATGATGATATTTTCAAGTTTTCGAACACCTTCGTAAAATTTCTTCATGTAACTATCATCTTCATCATATCCTTTTATGGCAAAATCAATGTTATACTTCGTGGGACCCACTTCGGGCGTAAAACCAGATACACCAAATGGCATATACATACGAGGAAATTGAATTCGAAGTGGAGTTCCCTGCTTCGTAGTAATGACGATCTTTCTGTTGTTAAACTCGTTAATTTGTAGATTGTCAATTGCTTTGTCCATACTACATTGATATTAGAATGTAAACTTTAAGCCGAACATGCTACACATTCTGGGTCTAAACTAAACTGGATTGGTCTTGCCTTAGCTTTAGATCGTAAATAGTACATTCCCGTTTTCAGTCCAGATTTCCATGCGTACATATGCATTGAAGAAAGTTTAGACATGGTGGGATTTTCCATGAACAAGTTCATGGATTGTGATTGATCGATAAAACGACCGCGATCTGCCGCCATGTCAATGATACATTTCTGACTGATTTCCCATACAGTTTTATAGAGCTTCTTGATGTCATCGGGGATGTCCACAATATTTTGGATGGAACCACCCGCTTTGACCATAAGATCTTTCATTTCTTTAGACCATAAACCCACTTTCTTGAGATCTTCAACTAGATGTTTGTTGACGACTACAAACTCCCCAGCGAGGGTTCTTCTAAGATAGATGTTTGTGGTATAAGGCTCAAAACATTCATTATTTCCTAAAATTTGAGCCGTTGATGCAGTAGGCATCGGTGCTAGCAGAAGACTATTTCTGAGACCCTTCGTTTTCACACGTTCTCGCATAGCATCCCAATCATAGAGTCCACTATATTTGGTTTCACCTTCCCACATATCGTGTTGAAGAACACCCCTTGAAGTGGGAGAGCCTTCAAATGTTTCATACGAACCTTCAATCTCAGCTAGTTCCGATGACGCCTCTAGAGCTGCGTGATACATCGTTTCAAAGATGTGTGCGTTCATACGTCTTGATTCTTCACAGTCGAAAGGGAAACCACAGAGGATGAATACATCTGCAAGACCCTGGACACCTAAACCAATAGGACGATGTTTCATGTTAGAACGTTTAGCGGTCTCCACTGGGTAAAAGTTACGATCGATGACCCTATTCAGGTTTTTCGTGATAATCTTCGTGACTTCATGAAGTTTCTCGTAATCGAAGGTCTTCGTCTTTTCATTGACGTATTTGGGGAGGGCGATAGAGGCCAGGTTGCACACGGAAGTTTCGTCTTTGTCGGTGTACTCCAAAATTTCTGTGCATAGATTGGAGCTTTTAATGACACCTAAATTCTTCTGGTTACTCTTTTTATTACAGGCGTCCTTGTAGAGCATATAGGGAGTACCTGTCTCTGATTGGGACTTGAGAATTGCTTTCCACACATCGGTGGCTGGTAATGTGGTGGTGGCGAGTCCTTCTTCCTCGTACTTGGTGTACAGGGCTTCAAAACCATCTGCATATATATCAGACAGACCCTTGGCTTTATCAGGGCAGAAAAGTGACCACATTCCACCTTCTTCAACTCTCTTCATGAAGAGGTCTGGAATCCAGAGGGCTGTAAAAAGATCTCTACACCGTGCTTCTTCATCACCCTGGTTGAGGCGGAGTTCGAGGAATTCCATAATGTCGGCATGCCATGGTTCTAGGTAAACGGCGATGGAGCCCTTTCGGCGTCCAGCCTGGTTTACATAACGCGCGGTCGAGTTGAATACTCTAAGCATTGGAATAATGCCATCGGATTGACCATTTGTTCCTCTAATCCGCGACTTATTACCACGAACATCGTGAATATGCATTCCGATTCCGCCGGCCCATTTCGAGATTTGAGCACACTCTGTGAGGGTTCCGTAGATGCCATCTATAGAATCTGCCTTGTTGGCAATAAGAAAGCATGAGCTCATTTGTGGTCTTGGTGTACCGGCATTGAAAAGAGTTGGGGTTGCGTGAATGAAATAGCCTTGAGACATTTTGTCATATGTTTCCAATACAGCTGGGATATCTTTACCGTGAATGCCAATAGAAACTCGCATGAACATATACTGCGGAGTTTCAATTAATTTACCCGCAACTTTTTGAAGATAACTTTTCTCGAGAGTTTTAAGACCAAAATACCCAAATTCGAAATCCCTGTCAGTCTTGATATAATCTTTGACTTGTTGAGCAGTCTCAACAACTTCATCAGTAATGATATCAGCTTTGTGAAGTTTTCTCATTGCAAGGTGAAAGTTGTTTGGACAGAGTTTATGGATGTTACTAGCTACAATACGGGTAGCTAAAATTTCGTAATCGGGTTCGGATGTAATCATCCCAATACAAATTTCAGCAGAAAGAGTATCAATTTCTTGTGTGCTTATTCCATCATACATAGACGAAAAAACTTGTTGAGCAACTTTAGCAGAATCACAATTTTTAGAGAGATCGTGTGATAAGTTCTTGATCCTATTGGTGACGTTGTCAAATTTCATATCCTCAATACGACCTGAGCGTTTAGTGACCCTCATATAATTTTACATGTGCTTTTATTTTTATATTATTTCTTACATTCAAGGTCTTTGCTTCGAACTGGAACGGTACCAACAACCTCCATTTTACGGTTGGGTTGGAGGAGGTAGGTGTTTACAAAAAATGGTCCAGTCTCACCAGGCTTGGCAACAGGGGCGTATGAACCGACAAAGTCGGCTGGAGTTTCTTCCTTATTTTCGGGTTTGTTGGCATATACTTCATTGAAGTCAGCGTAGTCTAACATTTAATATCTACAGATAATTTTTTTTCGGACACTATATTATATGTGTGATAACCTCCACCTCGAATCACTTAAGCAGTGTGAAACTCCATTAAACACACTATTTTTTTCAGATTTTAACAAAAATCTTCTTCAGCGTGGGATTCGCCAGGCATTCAAGAACAAAACTGGCATATCAATTGATTACCAAAACCCAGATGATCTCTATGGTCTTATGAGGGTCGTTTTCATCAGTCAGTCTGGTGACCATTTTACAAATGTAAATACACAAGTCAAGGCTATGAACTGTCGTGTTATAGAGAAAGCTTTATCTCAGATCCAAACTGGTGTTTCACAATACATCACTTATGCGAATGATATTGACACTACATCTGTACCATTAGATAGACCAATAAATACTAGTACAGTAGGAAATAAAATAGATAAGAATGATAAAATTGGAATTAATTAAAGATTACACCCGAAAATAGATTAAGTAATGAATTTAAACTACTATAAATCTGAAACGGAAAAAGTGTGTCGGTCAAAGGGTTGGGATCGAGCAGCTATAGATACGGTATGGCTTTTACTTACAGAAGAAGTTGGTGAACTGGCATCTGCGATTCGACAGTATAAAAAGACGTTCAAAAAAACAAACCTAAAAAAGGACAGAGGTACGGACGTCATGATGGAGATGGGTGACGTTTTTAGTTATCTCTTTCAACTTGCACACATGTTAAATGTTGATCTAGATCAAATGTGGATAGAACACAGGTCTAAAATTAATAACAAAAAATATAATCTCAATTAATAATAAAATGAGTACGTTTATGCTCAACGATCAAGATGCTATTGACGACGTAAACCCATTTGTCACACACGATTTCTCCCTTCCAGGAGGTACGAGACAAACGAGTAATTTTGATGATTTTGTAGAAGAAATGCCTAACGCGAAGGCGTCGTCTCCCGATTTTTGTAACGATGATCTCTCAGATCTCCACCCTCGTCGAAATATTGATTGCGAAAAACCAATGTCTGAATCAGAAACGAAAGTAGTTGTAGGTATTTCTAACAAGACGGATAACGTATCTGTAATTGGTTATGTTTTATGTGCTACTATTGTAGTGTATTTAATTCTATTATACGCGCGACGTTGAAAAAGTATGAAAGACGAGACATGTTTGTACACATTTGAATCACATTCTGGATATACTTCTCACAAAATTTCTTAATGAACTCCATTTGCCAAGCACTTTTCATGTTTACACGAGGTGGTTGAAATGTGGAATCTAAAATTTTTACAGCGTTTAAAAGACGAACATATGTTTTATTATTCTGTTTGTATACAATGATATTTTCGATCATAAGTTCTGCCATTCGCTGCTTTACTTCCAGTGTTTGTTTTACCATCGTGTCTAAAAATTTTTCATATGCAATGGATTGTTTAGTTGATTGAATATTCACCCAATTTCCAACTGGTTCTGTGTTAATATAGTCTGTGAATGTCGAATATCCGTATTTTTTTGTATACCTTTCATATATAATTTCTACATACGAAAGATCTGATTCTACATCGAATACATGTTTAGCAGACTTTATAAATGAACACATTAAATAAAGTATGTTTATATTCTTTAAACACCTAAGTTAAGAGCACTTCGGTATATAAAGTATGAAATGTTTTCTTCTATTGCAAATAACAGTTTTTCATATCTTCTCACAATCAATGATTTCAGAAATGAATTACCAGAAGATATAAGACCCTCATGGATAAAAATTACAACAATCACTATGGTGTCGAGCTTTATTCAAGAGATTGACATAAAAAAACTAAAAGAAGTTTTTGAACGCATTGGTTCTTATAAAATGAGAAGAAAGGGTACAAAAACAGATGGATTTGAGTGGACATTGAAGCCGACGACGTTTTATAATCAGGTAACACTTACCTATCATGACACATACAGTACAAAATCTGTTAAAATTTTCCCCAATGGTAGTGTTCAAGTTGCTGGATGTTGTGATATTTTTGATTGTAAACGTATCATCACCCAATTGATACACATTTTCAAAGTTTTTTTGAATTTGGAAAATGTGGCTACATTTGATTCATTTAAAGTTGTGATGATTAATTCCAATTTCAGTCTCAACTACAACATTAATTTAATGGAAGTGACATCGTGGTTTGAGAGATATGGCGATATTTTTAAAGTTTCATTTGAACCGGACAGATATTCGGCGGTGAAAATTAAATTCAAACCGGCTCACGACATGAAGGAAATTACGTGTAGCATATTTAGTACAGGTAAAATCATTATCACAGGAGCTGAGACTCTCAAAGAAATCGCTTTTGCTTACAACATTATAAATCATCATATCAATGACAATCCAAGGATTCGTGTATCTCCAACCGTTGATACAGATGTTTTTGATATATATTTGGGATATAGATGTGATCCATTTGTGAGAATTTTGGAGGAAAAGGGTTTCAAATCGTGGAAATTGACAAACACCAATAGACAAATTAATTTCTAGATGTATTTTATAATAAAGATGTCTCAACGACTCGGTATGGCCGACGGCCGATGCTTTACTATAAATTCTTCAGCCCAACTCGTTAACAACTACGTGATGCAAAAGAATTCGATCCCCTTCGAGGACAATTATTCTTATCGTCAACTTCTCCAGAAGTCTGGACCCGAACTTCTTTCCAAGATTCAAGATGAACAGGGAAAGAAAAATTGCAACGACTGCAACAAGCCCCTCCTCGATACGTCTAAAATATACTGAGCTAAATTTCGAAAAAAACTATACTACCATAATCTAGAATGTCAACATGTGCCATATGTCTCAATGAGGTAAAATCAACACGGGGAAATCCGCCCATACGTTGTGGACATATGTTTCATTCCCAGTGTCTAGAAGAATGGAGAAAAAAGGGTAAAAATACATGTCCCGTTTGTAGAAAAGTTTTTGATGGATCACAATTTAAAATTACTGTCACGGTGCAAAACAATTATACAGCAGTGGCAAACTCTGTATCATTGAATGAAGAACAAACTATGGATGTAATAGACTTATTTGATTTATCTTTTGATCATGTTGACACTTTAATAGATTTGGATAGCATTTTATCTGATCTTGGGGTGAGTCTTACCGACCTTGATCCCGCTGTTTTTAACACAGAATGAACTACAGAATTTTTCATAGTTTAAACCTGGATAGTTTCTAGAAGCCTTACGAGGATCTTTAATCATCTTACCTTTTGCATCAGTCAAAAGTGGACCTGTAGCCCACCCACGTTTGTGACTGAAAACGTTTGCTTTAAAGACGATACGTTTTCCAGCCTTGAAGATACCAGCCCTTTTTATCCTCGACTCTGGTACCTTGAAGAACGTTGCCACCGACTTTACAGTATCACCGGGTTTGATTTTGTATTCCACTACCCCATGTTGTTTGTAAAAGTGAAAGTCACCTTGTCGAATATAGTTCGTAGGTCTTCCAGGAGAAACAAACATCATAATTTTGAAGTACCCCTTTTTACATTTTTTATCTGGATCAACTCTGTAAACTTTTTTGGGATTGTCTGATATTACGCGTTTAGGTAACCCAGTGCAATGTGTGTAGTTGTGATTCAGGTTAGATAAATTGGAGCGATCCCCTGGTATAGATTTTTGCCATCTGTATGCTTCATAGTCTCCGACCGCATATGCGTAGCAATTATTATTACCTATACCTTTCGATGTTCCCCAGCGTCTATTTGTAAATCTACTTTCTGAACCACTCAGAGGAAGATCCCTCATATATAATTGAACTAGAAAAAAATCTCAACTTTTAGTAAATGATCAAAGAAGTTTCCAAGTCCGAAACCAAGTCTGACGCGCTCACCGAGTTCCTCATTTTCGTTCTCACTATCATTATCAGCACCTTTATTCTTCGCCTTGTGTGGAACCGATCTCTCGTGAAGCACATCTCTATCCTCAAGCCCATCAAGAACTTGACTGATGCGCTCATCCTCGCTATTTCCATCTCCGTCGTTCGCGGTATCTAAATTTCATTGTATCCAACCATTTGTTTACCATCTGGATCAACTAGAGTTGGAAACGCATCCATACCAGCACACGACTCGTTATCACAATCGATAAACGTATGTGGTATATTATTATTCTTCATGTAGTTCAGCTGTTTACGAGTCCATCCGCAACCCATGGTTCCGTAAATCGTCCATTTTTTACCTTCTTTTGGTGATGCCTGACCAATCTGCGTGAAAATCATAATATTAACAATCAATAGAACCACGAAAGCAAACATATTTTATTGTAAGTAAATATTAAAATGTCTTCAACCGTCTTTACTATTGGAACTAAGAATGTCACACTCAAATACACCAGGAAAATGCCCCGTGGTGAAGTTGAACGGATGAAATCATTCGTGACTAAGGGTGGGGTGAAGCTCACCAAGACCCCAAAGTTTAAGATACTCTCTGAAGTCGATGAGGGCACTAAGCGCGTCTTCAAGATCGTGCTTTAATCATCTCCGTCTGCGGGGGATTGGCTTGGGGGGGGCGACTTCCCGTTGTTTTTTCATAACAGCTACCGCCTTCGCATATGCAGCCGCCTTATTGATTGGTGTACTGGATTTCTTTTTCGGAGCTATGGGGGGTTTCACAAATTTTCGTGGCTTTGGTAGGGGTAAAGCCTTGGTTTCACCCGTGAGGAAGGGTTTAGATAAAATATTTTCAAACCCCGGTAGGTAAAAGGTGTGAGCGACATTTTTACGATCGGTACCAATCAATCTAAACTCATCAACAACTGTACTTTTGCGACCCAAATACATGGGTGGTAAGAGGGACTTAATAAAATTCCTCGAGACGCGTGTGGCCACTCCAGGGTTTTTTTGTTGTGTGATCAAGTTGTAGAGACTGTTTAAGAAAAGGTGTACATCATATAGTTTATGAGATTTTCTGGAAATTCCAATATTTTTGAAGTAGTTATCGTTTATCAAAGGATTTTTTATACGGGGAAATAGTGAAAATCCAAAATCAATCATTACAGCCTCGATACCACCATTTGAAATTGTGTACGTTTTATTGTTTAGCTCAACTTTGATTTTCTTTTCGGGTACCTTTTTTATCAAAATGTTGCCCTCGTGAAGATCATGGTGTCTGAATTTTGGATACTTTTTATGAATCCTGTAGAGATTGTAAATAACCTGAACTATAAGAGACTTTTGTTGTTCTAATGTTGGGTTAGTCTTCCACCAGTTTCTTAATTCCATCCCATCGATGTATTCCATGTAGATGATGACTTTATCACTACATGTCTTGTATATGTAATTTTCTGGAACACCGAAGCCCTTCAACTTTTTCGCAATAGTGAATTCCATTCGAGCTGGATTCTGTTTGAGATAGTTCTGCAATTCGACGAGAGTTACGTTATTTCCTGGTAACTTGATTTCTTTGTAGGCTACATATCTCTTACCATTCCCATTTACATTTCCCCTGAAAACATTTCCATACGCACCAGATCCAACTTTCTTCGTTGAAGGTAAATAGTCTTTGGGTGAACACCCCTTTTTCCCCCTAAGAATCTTCTTGAGATTCTTCTCTATGTTAGACATTCCTACTTATTCGTAAGAAGTTTTTTCTTCTTACCAATAGGGATTGGAATTTTTATTTTTTTGAAATCTTAGGCATCGACATCCTCGTCCATCATTTCCTCATCAATATCTTCTGGTTCGGGCTCGGGGAAATCGAGACCCTGGAAGGCGAAGGCGGGAAGCTTTGTGGACTCTTCCAATAGGCATTGTTGGAGACGCATCGTTACACCGAACTTGTTATCGATAAACCAGATGCTACTGAGATCGATAATGCACATTACCTTTTGACCCTTCTCAATAGAATCAAGTGGTGTAGGCTCACGCTTCATTGTATAAGCCTCGGGAACAAAGGTTCCATCAGACTTGGTCAAAATCTTGAGCTTCATCGTTGAGGGATATGGCTCCTTACCTGGGCGAACCATTGGCTTGTAGAGAGCTTCCTTGAGAACAGCAACATTGAACTCCTTACCGAGCCACTCCTTGGAGTTCTTAGCAACAGTATTCACGATGATCTCATCAAGCTCCTTAAACTTGTTATGAACATTCATAGCAGCTTCATTGTCCGTATCGAAGGACATGTCAAGAGAGTACGTAGTGCGCCCCGTGCTCTCATCAGTAAAGGCACTGAGTCCATAAGGAGAACGCATGAAGGGAAGTTGAATGTAGAGTTTTTTGTTGTCGCCTGTATTCAGGTATACGGTTTTACCGCCATTTTTGTTTTTACGAAGCTTCGAAAACTGCACAGAGGCAGAGGAGAAATTGGAAATTTGTTGGATAGAAAGCGACATTGTTTGTTGGTTATATCTATACTGGGGGACTCGACTTTAAGTAAGTTTTTTTTGTCAATATATATTAATAGTGCAATGGGTATTTTTAAAGACTGTGGTTGTGGATGTAATGGTCGGAAGCAACAGGCGAAGTTTTTGACTTCTGTTATTTCTGGTCTTACATTCTTTATTGTCGCAAACCCAGAGACATTTCGTCTCGTCAGGAAAGTTCTTGGACCCAGTATAGCAAGCCCGACTGGGTGTCCATCTACGTTTGGTCTCGTTGTTCACGCAATTGTTTTCACATTTATCGTGTGGGGTATGATGAACGTCAACAAAGAGGGTGGTAGTTGTAAATCATCTTGTGGTGCCAAAAGGGGTTCTAAGGTTGTTGCAAAAGCACCATCTGCGATGGTCGATGCTCCTGCCCCTGAACCAGATTTTAAGGAACCTCCAATTGATTTAACTGACAGTGGTAAGGTATTTGAACCTATGTCTGTCGCGTCCGAAGGTACAATGTTTAACTAAAATTCTTCATTAAACCCAATTTCATCGGTGTCATCATCAAATTTTCCATAATCTCCAACCCGTTTTTCGAAAAAGTTTGTTTTACCATCGAGGGATATGTTCTCCATAAAATCAAATGGATTATTTGATCCCCAAATCGCTGGCTGCCCAATCTGTTTCAAAAGACGATCCGAGACGTATTCGATGTATTCGGACATTTTATCCGAATTCATACCGATAAGATTACAGGGGAGAGCGTCTATGATGAAACTCTTCTCAATTTCTACAGCTTCTTTTACGATAGAATTAATAGTTTCCGTAGATGGTTTTGTGCGAAGTTGTTTAAATAATTCAACCGCAAACTCTTGGTGAAGTCCTTCATCTCTAGATATGAGTTCATTGCTAAAGCAAAGACCGGGCATAAGACCTCTCTTTTTAAGCCAGAAGATGGCACAAAAACTTCCAGAAAAGAAGATTCCCTCAACACATGCGAATGCGAAGAGTCGTTCGGCAAAGGATTTGGTCTTGGTATCGAACCATTTGAGAGCCCAGTTTGCTTTTCGTTCTATACATGGAACTGTTTGAATCGCTTCAAAGAGTTGTTTCTTTTCAGTGGGGTCTTTAATATATTTGTCTATGAGTTTTGAATAGGTCTCACCGTGAACCATTTCATTGTGAGACTGGTATGCATAAAATGATCGTGCTTCGGAGATTTGCACCTCATCAGCAAAATTGTTATTGATATTTTCAAAAACAATTCCATCGGAACCAGCAAAGAATGCTAGTATATATTTGATGAATTTCTGTTCATTATCATTGAGTGTTTTCCAATCTGCCATGTCACTAGATAAATCTACCTCTTCAGCTGTCCAGTTTGACATCTGAGCTTTTTTGTAAAGTTCCCATAGTTTGGGATGTTTCAGGGGAAAAACTGTAAATCTTTTTAGGGTTGGTGCTAGAATAGGCTCATATTCCTCTTCAATGTACTCTTGAAATTCAAAATAGTCTCCGATGCGACGTCCGTCAATAAATATTTGAGGGTAGGTTGTCACGTTGCCTTCACACAATTTTTTCAAATCTTCTTTCTCTATCATTTTCTTTTCATATTCCAAACCCTCCGACTCACATAGGGTGACTGCGTGGTTACAATACTGACATCCTTCCTTCGAATAAATAATAACTTTCATCTGTGATATTATCCCTGAATATTTTTTGTGAGAAAACTCTAAGCATGATTGTGCCATCCGAAATAAATGAAAATGATATAGTTAAACTACTTGTGAACGAAGAAGGAGTAGAAGAGGAGATGTATGGTGTAGTGGGGATGAATACCGGCCTGACTCTCGGAGTGAAATATCTCAATCCAACTGAACTCACATACAAAGCCGCATGTGTCTACAAACTAGACACCGACACCCTATCCCCTGCTCCATTTGAAAGTCTTATGGAACATCACCCAAGTGGGACAGCATTCACAGATCTTGAAATGAAATCATTGGGGAATGATATGTTTGCATATTACTCTGAAATTGATGTAGAAGATGATGATAGTGAAATTTATGATGAAGGATCTTCATCAGGAGATGATTTAGATGGTTTTATAGTATCCGATACCGAAATAGAAGGTCAGAATATTGAATTACCACCGGATCATCGAATGATCGATAAAGAGTGGGAAGCTTGGGAACCTTCTACATCTGGCGGTAAAAGTTTCAAAAAAACCGTCGATATGATAGAAATGAACATCAAAAGCCTAAGTATATAGATTGCGTTTAAAAAAAAAACTAAAAAACCCAATAGTTAGAAAACAATGCTGGAAGCTATATGGAAACAATTAGACTTATTAAAACCAAAAGAAATACAACAAAAGCCAGCTAATATATTTATTTGTCATGAATGCTCGGGTACTAAAATTATATCACCAGAAGGTTTACCAACGTGCTCTGAATGCGGTCTTGTTGAAAACAACTATATTGACGACACTGCAGAATGGACGAGTGGTATAACAGATGACGGAAAAGTTAATGATCCCGCGAGATGTGGCAATCCAAACTCAAATCCTGAACTTTTTTCACAACATTGGGGAAAGGGGACGGTCATTTCAACACAGGGCTTTTCGACGTATGAAAACAAACGAATGGCCAAAATTAATTTTCACATGTCTATGAATCATAAAGATCGTTCGCTGTTCCATGCATATAGAGATATCGACGAGGCATGTAATTCTCTACCCGAATCTATATTGAAAGATGCCAAGATGATGTATAAAAAATTTAATGACAGTAAGCTTACACGGGGTGCGGTTCGTTTGGGTATTAAAGCGAATTGTGTGTTGTACGCGTGTAGAATGGCAAAATTTCCCAGAACAACAAAAGAAATTGCAGATATGTTTGGTATTCAATCAAAGGATATTAGCCGAACAACTCAAATATTCAAAGAAACAATAATGGGTATAACTGAAAAAAATTATGTAACAAAAGCATTTGATGTTATGAGTAGATTACTCAATTCTTTCGAAGTTTCGAGAGAAGAAAGACTTCAATGTAACAAAATGTCCAGTGCTATAGAAGATTGTGTTGAACTTATGAGTAAAACACCAAATAGTGTAGCTTCTACAATCATTTACATCGTTCTTAAAAACAGTGTGTCAAAAACGGAAATGTGTGAAAAATGTTCCGTGTCTATTCCTACACTGAATAAAATAGAAACTATTATAAAAAAACACTTAGAGAATAAAGAGGAGTTTTAGAATATGACCAACTTATTTTTGTCCACACCATGTTATGGTGGACTATGCCTAGAGAAATTTATGTCTAGTATCGTCAAGCTTCAACTACTTTTAATAAAAGAGAATATTCAACTTTGTCTTGATACCACTGAAAATGAGTCACTTGTACACCGTGCGCGTAATGTTTCGGTAGGGCGTTTTATGCAAAAGACTGAATGTGACTATTTTATGTTTATCGATGCCGATATACACTTTGACCCAGAAGCAGTTGTCCGTCTTCTTAGATCTGGACATGACCTTTCGGTTGCTTGCTATCCTAAAAAAGTTGTAATGTGGGAGCAAGCTGCTAATGCGGTAAAGAGTGGTGATGATCGAAACATGTCCATGCTTTCTTCCAGTTTAGTTATTAATTTTGGAGCTAAAAATAGACCCGTCACCAATGGATTTATAGAAATTCTCGATGGACCCACAGGTTTTATGCTTATTAAACGTTCCGTATTCAAAACTTTAGAAGAAAAGTTTCCAGAACTCTGGTGTAAGAATGATCACCAAAATAGGGAGTTTGACGACTACCACGCGGTATTTGATTGCATGATAGATCCAACAAATCGAAGGTATCTGTCTGAAGATTACGCATTCTGCCGTCGTTGGCAGCAGGTTGGTGGGAAAATTTACGCTGATGTGAATACAACTCTAGGACATGTGGGAAATCTTCCATTCAGTGGGTGCATGAATAACAGGCTTAAGGCTTTGAAAACATAATTCGATATGAAGTTGGTTACTATCATCGTGGCACGTTCGAAATCTTGTAGTGTGAAAACGTTGCACTCGATTCTTAGACTCAATCTTCGGTGTATTCAGACTAATATAAATAATGAGATTGCATATGTTGACGATGATCCTTTTAAAAAGGCTGAAATTATTCAGTCCTATATGAAGAAATGTGATCGTATTCTTTTCATCGACTTTGGTATTGGTGTTGACGATGAAACTTTAAAACAATGTATTCAACCACATGAGGGAGTTGGATGCTTGGTTTTTCCAGGTGTAAAAGAGGGTGTAGACTGGGAGCTTTTCAAAAATAAAGTTCACGAAGGTTCTGATGAACCTGTTAACGAAATGGGATTACACTACGACACTTCAGTTGGTAAGAAGATTTCTGAAAACATCTACAATGTTTTACAAACCGAAGCACGATGCTGGATGATGAATCCCAGTCTCGTGATTAAAAAAATTAAAGATAAAAAGACTGGTTCATGGAAAATTAATCCGAATGGTATGTTTGAAAAATTAAAAAAACAAGGTGTTAAAATTTATGCATTTACAGCATCTAAGTTAACGATTACATATGCACATGAGTGTATAAGTAATATTCTCAACGCTGCGGGTGTGAAGGTTAGCAGCACTTAAAGTTTTACTTCTATATTAAAATATGTCTACCGAGATGTTTATAACGTCAGAATCACCACTTTATAAACACGTCGTAGAGTATATCCACGCATGTTGGAAAAGTAAGGATTACTTTCCGGGACCCCAACCTATTTCAATTGAGCGTAAACACTTCAACACACTTCGATGTGCAGAGTATCTCGTTTGTGAAAAGACTGATGGAGAGCGGTATATGATGGTTGCTCTCATGTTTGAAGGTAAGAAGAAGTGTCTTTTCGTGAATCGTTCTTTCAATATGTTTGAAGTTTCGATAAATCTAAAAAAGAAGGTATATGAGGGGACTATTCTCGATGGAGAATTATACGAAAATACACTTATGGTATACGATGCTGTGTATGTAAATGGAGAACCTGTGTGGGATCTAAATCTAATGTTGAGACTTGAAGCGTGTAAAATTGCCACGAGTTCAATTATCTACATGAAACAAGACAAATATCGTTTAAAAGTGAAGACATTTCATCACATGAGGGAATATGGATATTTTATGAATGAATATCTTCCAACCGTTACACAAAAAATTGATGGTCTTGTTTTTACACCAATCAATGAACCTGTGAGAATTGGGACCCATGAGACGATGTTTAAATGGAAGCCCAAAGAGAAGAATACAGTGGACTTTCTCATGAAGAAGGAACCTTCATGGGAAGTGCCGGGCACCGTTGGGGGTCCCCTAGCGTGGAGACTCTATGTCCAAGAAAAGGGAAAGCTTGTATTTGAATCTGAAGTAAGTATGGAACTGATGAATGAACCATGGTTCGAAGAAGGAGCTATCGTTGAATGTGATTTTGTGGACGATGGGAAACGTATGTGGTGGAGACCCCTAAAGAGAAGGACGGATAAGACGCATCCCAATAGTAGAAGGACATTTTACCGAACGATTGTGAACATTAGGGAGGATATCAAGATGCACGAGTTTTTAAGTTGTAGACCATAAAGTAGTACCCAGCCTCTTCGGGTAATGGACATTGTTTAATATCATGATCATTTATGAAATGCCACCTGTTTCTACATTTTACGAAGGATACATAATGACCATCATTTTGGTCACCCTCATGAAGTGCCGTCGCCACTAGATTATACTCGAATGAATCAATAATAATTGTCTCTATAATTTTGATATGACTTTTTCGATCAAATGAAATCATTAAAATTTGAGGAAGCTCGGAAAACCTTGAACGTGTCGTAGCTACATTGTGAATTTTACCCTCTGTGTCTTCAAAGTTTTCTAATACATTCCAATCCATACTTTTCTCGAGCATATCTCTCAAGTTTTTGCCATTGGAAGTCACCAAATGAACACTGAATGGTTCTTCACTTGTTGACTTACCACCTGGCCAAATAGTTTCTTGATGCTTTTTTCCGTAAAACCACGGTTTAATGAAAGGGCATGAACACTCGAGAATATCTATGATACATAGAATTGCTTCTTGAACGTCATGTTGTTCACGGGTTTTAAAACGTGGAAATTTTTCCCGGAATTTTGATAGAAGTGGTTTCACACATAATTGAGATTGTCCATTCATCCAATAGTCTTTAACAAAATTGGAATAAATTTGAGTAAATGCACACTCTCCTTCATAAGGTTTTCTCATGTAATAGTTTGAAAGAACTGGTGTATGTAAAAGACATTGAAGAGCTGTATTAAAGTAACAGGTGTTTCCATTGTTGCTAAAACCCTTCATTATAATTTATGAACAAAAAAGGCTTAAGTAAAAGACGCGAAGTATAAATGTTAAGTAAAAAAATGGACATCCAACGTATAACCGATACCATCCTTCCATCCTTCGAGGCTCTGAAGACCGAAGAGAATATCGAGGTCGAACTTCGTCTCGGGAAACATAATGGCTCCCTTTTTGACACTAACGTTGGTAAAGATACGTGGGATCGCGTACTAAAGGGATTGAAGAACTACGACGGGTGGGAGTCTACCAACTATACAGAGTCCGACGTGTACTACAGTGACGCGAACGGTGTTCGCATTACGTCCAACGAGGATACGGGGGAGCAGACGATGATCCAAAAAATTAGCGTCGTCAAGGAGGACTTCAGGTGCGATCCCCTAGATGTAAGAGTATGCATTGCTCGGGAAATTCCCACATCTGGGGAGTATGAGATGGATAGGAAAAGGACGAAGATGCGTCACTCTTTCGTGCGCAAAAATTTAAGCATCGATATGACAATCTCTTCAGGGGATAACGTCGATATGGACTCGGAGGAGGAGGCCTCGTACCAGATTGAACTTGAGATTGTGAAGCCCAGTGATGTGGACTCCGTCTACAAGTTGTTCAACATCATCAACAAGGTGGCGGATCTGGTAAAAATTATGTGAAGCTATAACATATGTTAGTCGTAGCGATTATCGCCATTTTAATAATTACATCAGTCGGTATTTTTATGATGTATAGACCCAAACCAACTACCGAGAGTGAAAAACCCGTGGTCACCGAGACCGTGAAGCCCCCGACGAGTCCCCCTGCACAAGACAAACCCCCCGAGGCCATGAAGCCCCCGATAAGGTCCCCTGGGCGACGTCAATTTCCTATACATTGGGGCCCTGCACGAGATAAACCCCCCCCGAAAAGGCCCCCTGGACCATCTAAATTTCCTATACATTGGGTCCCTCCACGAGATAAATTCCCCCCGAAAAGGCCCCCTGGACCACGTAAATTTCCTACACATTGGGGCCCTGCACCGGAGAACCAAACAAAAGACCGCCGTAAGCTTCCGGGAGGATATGGCTTTGGTAGCACCACACTTGCGGTGTGGATCGAGAAGAATATGGCCAGAGACAGAGACAATGTCAAAGTAAAATAATATCAGTATATTTTAAGATGTTCTACATTATAGCGGCCATAGTTGTCTTTTCAATGATGTATGAAAAAACAATTAGATCGGATGAGGTTCCAGGCTCTAAAAACTTTCACATGAGCCAAGGTAAGTCCAAAGAAATGTATTATAAAATGGTGAATGATGACTTATCATCAGAAAAAGTAAAAAATTTCGTGCAATGGGAGGATAGATTTCTCCAAGTTGAACGAAATTCAGTGTGTTCAGGTGTACCCAATTTCATTGATGCTGTCGCGATTTCAGATTTGATAAAACGTTCGTTTCCAAAATATGATTTTTCCTATCATACAATTCATTTGAAGCAAACTGCAGAACCCGAAAAAAGAATTAACAAGAACGTAAAATGTTAAAAATGTTCCACAACATCATTTTATGTTTTGGACTATCTAATTTAGTGTAGTTGTCTACAATATACATAATTAGTTTATTATCATCCTTCCTGTAATAGTCATTAAACTCTATTTCAAGTAGGCTTTTACCTTCTTTTGTATTCCTACCGATGCGAATATAATCTGCGATGATGTAAATGATAGCATCTAAAAATTCTTCCCTCGCCATGTCCAACCAGGAATTTTTTTTAGTTCCCCACGTCCTTGTATCATCATTAACTCTAACGCCATGATTATACTTTTTCAACCCGAGCTCGAGCCGGGATAAAATTTCGTCGCGCGTTGCCATTTGTGTTAACGTTAGCTCTAAACTTTAACCAATATTTTCTGTAATCATCCATTTTCTTTTTACTTGGGGCAGTTTTTTGGTTCATGATGTAATTGGCAGCGGCTTTTTTGTAATTCGCTCTGAGAGCATAATTTACACCCGTAACATTCACGGTGTTCATAAGATATTTCTTTTCAAGTTCCCTCCTCCTTTCCATTTTCCATTGAGCGACCATACGCTTTTTGACTACATCGATATCTTTTTTGAAAGGATATCCTTTTTTGTTTACTTTAGAAATATTGTTCAACTCCTTTTTCACGTTCTTCACATCTTGATTAAGGGATGGATTGTACCTCTTTATCCATTTGTCACCGTAGAGTTTTTTAAGATCTCGACGAATTGTGTTATCGTTGAGACCCCTCTTACGCTTCTTTTCTTCGTTAATCATGGCTCTTTCCAAATTTGCAGCAAAGTTGTTATTGTTGTTGTTGCTGTTTGGAGTCTTTGGCTTTGGCTTTGGCTTTGGCTTTGGCTTTGGCTTGGCAAGTTCGTTTCGAATTTTTTCAATTTTGGAGCAGATGGTTATCTTTGTGTCTTTGGGATCTATAGGAATGTTTAAAATTTTAGCTAAACGAACTAATTCAGTCTTTGAATAGTTTACACACTTAGATTTATTGATTTTGAAGGAAGATCCTGTATTTCGGAGTGCCACATTTCGATTTTTTTCAGTATTTTTAAATGTCACATTCTTTTTATTGGACATCTTTTCAATTTTTTTACAGATGTCAATCTTAGAATCTTTTTTTGAAATGTCGACGACACCCATTTTTTTAGCAATATCTACGAGTTCGGGTTTTTTCAAGCTCCCACACTTTCTAGATCCAATCATAAAAACGCGTGTCGTTTTAGCTTTACCCCTTGGTTTTGGTTTGGCAGTGGATTTCCCTCTAATCTTTGGCACCATAGTCGTTTTTATAGCCTTTTTGGGGAATTCACCAGTAAGTTCAATGTACCCCTTTTCATATAAAAGCTCCATAAGTTCACTTCCATTGTTATACGCGTTTGCCATCTCTTTGGGATTTTTTGATCCCGAAATTTGCACATTACCAGATTTATTTAGAATATACTTGTGTTCATTGTATGTCAGGTACATAAAGGGGGTCAGTTCAGGTTCATATGATATATAAGAGATACCAAGTTGACGATGATTTCTACCTATTTGTACAAAGTTTTTGAAAATGCCGTTAATCATAAAAGTTCCACTCAAATTATTGTACTCGAATGGATTGTATAAAAAGTCTTGTCTATCGGTGTATGTATTTATGATAAAGTTTCTTATAAGTTCGGCTTGATTAGAAATATTGGTTCCCACAAAGCCACCAGAAAACCGAAGTTTTCCGTTTTTGAACACATTTACAGTGGACCCCCCACTCTCGTTGTCGGTAGAGACTTTTAGTTTAAATTGTACCGAGAAGAATGGTAAATTGATATTACCTTTCGGTCCATATTTTTTTGTGTGTGAAAATCCAGTCTTAAACTGCCCATGATATCCAACAATATCTTGGGTGTCTACATAAAGACCTTCACCAATAGAAGTTTTACCCATTGGGGTTTTCATCAGAATTTTTTTTAAATCGACGCGATCGGCTTTGCCAAATGTTTTGTTGACGGTTGCATTGTACATACCTAGGTTGAGTTTGCTTACATGTACCTCGTCCCGCATCGAAGCAAAATATCCTTTCATTTCGTTTGTTAATTGTGGGGGTTCGTCGGGTTTTGGAAATTCGTTATATATCGGACCACTAACGATATTTCGCTCAAACTGTGGTGGGAATGATGGTGTTGTAGAAGGTCTAATTTCAACACCTGAATTTTTTATGAACTCTTTGACCTCCTGGCTCATATTAGTATAGGTAAGTATTTTTTTTAAAAGTTGTCTGTAAAATCAATGGCTTCATCGCTTATGATATCTAGACCATAGATGACCGGCTGCCTTGGATATACACGACCCTTGTATGTTACTGTTTCATCCCTCACTTCGATATTTCTAGAACTGAATGGTCCATTGTAAAAATCAGCATTAAATTTATGTTTTCCCAGGTTATTAGCTACGCAGTGCTGATTAAATGAACTAACGAACAATTTTTGTGGCACGAATAATCCCGTACCAAATTCGATACCGGTAGACTCGAGGTAATGGTGAAGAACGCTTGCCACCATGGCTACCTGTTTCTGTATCTTTTTGAAGTACTCGGGTACAACATTCCAGATGTCCTGATCAGAATACTTTTTGCAAAAATCTAGGTAGGCCCACACACATTTATACAAAATAACTGGAAGCTCCTTGTCCAGTTTCTTATCAAGTAGGGGATCTGCTTCTCGTACCTGTTTACCAAAGTTCCATGGTAAAATGCGACGAAGAACCGACCCTGAATTGTCCTTCCAGTTGGGAACTTCATTGCCTCCAAGTACACCCGGCACCGTCCATTCAATTGAGACAGCCGTTTTATTCTTAACTGCGACGGAGACATCTTCACCTGATACAATAGACTGGAATTCGGCTTGTTCGAGGGCGAGATCACCTTTAACCTCTGGTGCGATGAACATGAAGGAATCTTTAATAGCCGATAATCCAAATTTCTTTTCGATGTTGTTTGAAAGTGTTCCAACATCTTCGTTTTCATAAAACTTCTTGAAAACTTTGGTAATCAGTGTAGATTTACCAGACCTGGCGATACCCTTGAAGAATGGAATCACCTGCCAACCATCCATTTCATTGATATCAAAGCAAAGCCTTCCACCCATCGCATAAGCCCAATCACATACATCGTCTTCGAACTTTTGGTATTTCAATACACTGTCAAAGTAGGGTGTTGGGATCTTTTTCCAGTCTTGAATATCTGGAAAATGGTTAAATGACTGATCAAAGTATTTACATGCAACGATTGTTGGGTCGAGGCACATAAATTCTTTACTCTCGTAAGGGTAGAAACGGCACTCATATTGATCAGTATCAGCATTAAACTGCTTACCAACAAAAACACCATTTCTAAAAGACCACACATGCCTTCTCTTGTGGATTTCAGGAAACTGGTGATCTACACATTTAGAGATATTATCAACGACATCCCTGACCGTTGACCCCCTACTTGTGAAGTTTTTCCACATCTTGAAGTTATTATTCTTTCGAGCGAGTGTATGTACAAAATGTTCGATAGTGTGAATTTGTTTCCAAGCTCTGGTTCTGTATCCTTCAACTGTTTTTATTTCTTCACAACAATACCCCTTGTATCTCCGGTACCCATTTTTATATATCTCATCGAGTGTAAACAGCAAACATTGCTGAAATGGAGTGGCACTTTCAATGTCATCTTCACCCAACGTAGAGGGATCGGAAAGAGAATTGGTTAGTGGAACTGCAGTTGGGTTTGTAACAAGTTCATACGAGTTGTAATGTCTTCGAACGTTTTCAAAACCATTTTCAATTTGCTTGATGATATTATTGACACGTTTCAATAGACTAAATTCCTCGTCATCATTTTTATCATTTTCGATATTTAATTTAATATGGTAGTAAACATCCTGAACAAAACGGAGTTGTTTTGTATAATTATCTCTCATCATAGGAATATCAATCTTTGATGGATCAGGATTCCCATCAACATCAAAACAATTTTCATGTAAAAACTGATGATACCCCAGTTCTCGTGCATCTTGGAAGTTTGTAAATTTTAAACCCCATCCATGCTCTAAATTTTCTACGACACCACTTACTTCTTCCTTATTCATCGATTGAACATGTTTTTGTAATATGTCACATATAATCTTAGATTGATCACAGTCCTTATCGATGAAACAGGTGGGTTCCAGTTCCATGTTTTCTTATATACAATTTTTTTCTCTAAGCTTTTTGAAGTTTACTCAAAATTTTTATAAGTATTTTATTTTGGGTTTGCATTTGAAGGCCGATATTTACTAGTGCAGTGCAAACTGTATCACCTTCACTTGTAGCCATCAAGTTTGTAAGAAGTTCAGCTATATCAACACCTTCATCAACAAATAACTCCTCATCATCAATTTCTTCTTCGTCTTCGTCTTCGTCTGTAACAGACACGATCTCCCCCTCTTCGATTTCCGATTCAATTTCTTCCTCAGGTTGTGACATTTAGTCTTGACTGAGAATTTTTGTGTGTGGAAAATTCGCATTTTCCCAAAATTATTTTCTCTGCTTATAGTACAACAACTCTCACAATGGCCGGTGGTCTCATGCAACTCGTAGCGTACGGTGCCCAGGATGTTTACCTTACCGGTAACCCTGAGGTGACCTTCTTCCAGGCGAAATACAAGCGCCACACCAACTTCGCGATGGAGAACATCGAGCAGACCGTCAACGGTACTGCCGCGAACTCCGGCCGCGTGTCCGTCACCGTTGCGCGCAACGGTGATCTCGTCGGCGACATGTACCTCGAGCTCGAGTCCAACGCCCAGACCTCCGCGGCGGCGTGCTGGGTTGCCGAGCGTGCGATTAACAACGTTGAGCTTTCCATTGGTGGTCAGCGTATCGACAAGCACTACCAGAAGTGGTGGCGTCTCTACTCCGAGCTTTACCTCGACGAGTCCAAGAAGGCCACTTGGGGCAAGATGACCACCGCGGAAGACGGCAAGACTGTTTACCTTCCTCTTATCTTCTTTTTTAACCGTAACCCAGGTCTTTACCTCCCCCTCATCGCCCTCCAGTACCACGAGGTCCGCGTCGATGTCGACCTCGCGTCGGACATGTCCGTCTACCTCAACCCCGGTGTCTTCAAGGTGTGGGCGAACTACATCTACCTTGACACCGAGGAGCGTCGCCGTTTCGCACAGAAGGGCCACGAGTACCTCATTGAGCAGGTTCAGCACACTGGCACTGACACTGTCACTGCCTCCGCGACCAAGCAGGTTCGCCTTTCCTACAACCACCCAGTTAAGGAGCTCGCTTGGTGCTTCTCTAACACCAGCCCAGATTCTCTTTGGAACTTCACCTCTGCGTCCGCGGCGGGTGACGTTGTCATTGAGTCTGACACCACCCTCGCGGCCTCCAACGCGTTCGTGCCCACCTCCCTTTCCGGTGCGCCCCTCCTCAAGGTTGGCACTGCCGGTGGTACCTCCACCTTCACCGAGGAGGCTGTCGGTCCCCTTGACACTTTCAAGCTTGTCCTCAACGGCCAGGACCGCTTCAAGGAGCAGAAGGGTAAGTACTTCAACCAGGTACAGCCCTACTTCCACCACACCGGTGCCCCATACGCGGGTGTCTACGCGTATTCCTTCGCGCTTAAGCCCGAGGAGCACCAGCCAACTGGTACCTGCAACTTCTCCCGCATCGATAACGCGCAGGTTGCGGTTAAGATGAACGCGGCGGGCCATGCCGTGAACATGCACATGTTCGCGACCAACTACAACGTCCTCCGCATCCAGTCCGGTATGGGTGGCCTCGCTTTCTCCAACTAAATACTCATACGAAGTATTTTAGTAAATAATTAAATAAAACTTCATTTTTAAAATGCACAGTACCAATGCTGTTTAAAAATGATTAACATGCCTAAGTTGACCTATATTTTTTGTTTCTAAACTAAAATGCGCAACTTTTCACGTGCCGAATTGATTACTAATCTGACTATGATGTTATGCACCGTAGAAAATAACCCTGATATGGAAGTTCGTAAAACTATGGCACTGTCTATGTTTGAGGTTACAGTCAGTTATTACAATCTTCTCACACAGGGAAAGGGTGATAAGAAACTCATTCAGACCTTTTATGATAAGGCAAAAGGGTGTAGGGATTCCAGATTTACAAAGTATGTTCATAAATTCGAAGAACTTACTAGGCCGCCGCCGCCACCCCTGCGCCGATCGGCCCGGCTACTTAAAAACTAAAATTTATATTGAAATATCATGATAGCTGTAGGTCAAACCCCACTTCTTATTTACGCCATCGGAAGACAACACACCTATCGACAACGAAAAAAAGCTGAGAAAAAACCATGTATGGAGAATGCTGACGCACTTTCATGTGCAATTCGCCATACAAGATGTTTGAGGTGTCCGTATAATAACTTTTTTAGACCCGATAGGCCCTCGTTTCCATCTAAGGTGAAGGATAAATAAGGGTTTTTCGTGTAAGTTGCCAAATGTGTTCGACAAATACCGTTGCACCCAATGCTGTAAGTATTTCATTGTCATATCGAATACCAAAATATACAACTAAAATTCCCCACACAAACGCTAAAAAATCTGTCATGGGGCTGGCGAGAAAACTGCAATTTTTTTCTGTGGGAATTGTTTTTTCCATCATACAATAATATGCCGTACCTACAAGTAAAGATATCAGAATTACATATACATGCTTCATTAATATAAAGTAATAAGATTTATTTCTAGTATATGTTGAAAAAACTTATTGATCTTTTTGTGAAAGTGGAAAAACCTATGTTGGGACGCTGGAACCTGAAGACGTGCCATGAACTTACTACTTCCATAAATTCGGTCTATCAAAATAGAGATCATTGCGGTGACACTATATGTAAGACCCCAAAGAAGGCTAATGAATATCGTGATTTAAAAAAGAACGTCAATAAGTAAGTATGCTTGAAATTTATACAGATGGCAGTTGCTTGGGGAATCCTGGTCGCGGTGGCTGGGCTGCCATTAGTGAAAAATTCAAAATATATGGGGCAAAATTGGATACGACGAATAACATTATGGAAATGACTGCTATCATAAAATCTCTTGAACATTGTTTACGTGAGGGATTCGGTGTTGTGTGTATTTATACTGACAGCAATTATGTAAAACAAGGCATTACTTCGTGGATAAAAAACTGGAAACGGAACGGCTGGAAAACCGCATCCGGAACACCTGTGAAAAACAAAGAACTTTGGATTAAACTTGACGAATTGACTACAAAATTGGACATCATTGACTGGAAATGGGTAAAGGCACATAATGGAAATCCCCAGAACGAAGCAGTCGATAAGTTAGCAAGAAATTGTGCAAATAATCTCATCGTTTAATAGAGATGAGTGATGATAATCATGTACCACCCCATCTATGGTGCGATAAACAAGAAAAGTTATTAATTAGATGGGCAGAAAAGGCGGCTGGATATAGGTGGCTTCATAATCACGCAAGATTGTATTATAAAAAATACAGTGATATGATGGCTTACCCGAGTATAGTGATATCGAGTATAACGGGTGTTGGTGGTTTTGCCGTTTTATCACCACATAATCAATCAACTATGAGTTCGGATGCTCGTATGAACATAGTAATTGTTCAGTATATTTTTGCATTTTTGAACGTTTTAGGGTGTATATTTACATCTGTAAATAAATTTAGTCAGATTCAGAGTTTAACAGAAGCCCATTCAATGATGTGTATTCAATATTCTAAATTTTACAGAAATATCGACATGGAACTTTCTCTCGAGAAAGTACATCGTGTAGATGTAATCGAATTTGTTTCAAAAGCTCGCGAAGAATATGACAGACTTTTAGACGATGCCCCTGACATTCCTTCAATTTCCATCAAAGCATTCAATGAGAAATTTCCAAACAAAGAGAACAAACCAGATGTGTGTAATGGTTTAAGTGTGATAGCATGTGAAACACCTGTAAAAACTGTGGGTAAAAGTAAAACGATGTGGTTTTCTGCCCAAAAAAGAAAAAGTATGGATAAAACTACATCTTTATCTGACCTGACCGAAGTAAACGTTATCCCAAAATTAAATATCCAGAGTTAATAAATGAATGGTGTTGACAAGTTTCGACTTATTTTAGTTATTACGTTAGGATTTGGTTTTCTCTACAGTATGATGGATCCAAAAGAGTTTGGATTTAAAACGGCGATCGATCCATATTACTTTTCTTTCACGACTATGAGTAGTGTGGGTTATGGTGACCTGAGTCCCAAAACTGACCGCGCGAAGTTTATGGTTATGATACAACAGGCCTTCATGTTCGGTGAACTTTTAAAAATTTTGTTTCTTAAAATTAAGAAGTAAATATGCTAATTATTATAGTCTTATTTACACTTTGGTTTTTACATCACGCAAGACAGTGCTCGTGTAAAAATCAAGCTGAACACCCAGAAAAATGTCATCGAACTGAGTTTTATGGATTTCAATATGGACATTTGTTTCTTTTCACTCTTTTAGGTGCTATGTATCCAGATCAGTTTAGGTTTTGGATTGGTATGGGTGTTGTGTGGGAAGTGTTTGAATTTTGGCTCTCTTCTAGACCTGATATAGTACATAAACTTGGTGGATGTTTAACAAAGTCTACGAAAAGCACACCTCTATGGTTTAGGGAGGTATATGCAGGTGTTTCCAAATATGAAAACTTCATCGATCGTATTTTTGGTATAAAGAACTCACAGGTTCATACCTGGCATTACTCTATCGGAGAAAACTTAACGAATATATTGGGATTTTTAGTGGGAAGGTATTTAAAAAATAAGTTGTTAGTGTAAATATAATGAACACCGGAATCTTGATCTCAGGTGGAGTGTGTCCAGGTGTTCACAACCTCGTACATGATCTTACTCTTTATGAAAAATCTCAAGGAAATCATGTATTTGGATTTAGGCGTGGGTTTAGGGGGTTGAATGTAAATGATCGTTCTGAAATGCCAACACTTTCACGCGATGAAATGAAGATAGAAATGGCTGTACACAGTTTAAAGGATATAGATCGTCTCTACTGTTTATGTGGAAATAAGTCGATGGAAAACGCCGCTTTACTCGCTCTCGATGATAGAGTCAGAACAAACATCATCGGGATAGCCAAAACAATGTTCGATGATTTCCCGGGAATAGAATCAGTTGGATCTCGGACAGCTGTGGTAGAATTCGGAAAAAACATCGAAAATGCATATCAGACAGCCGCATCTGAAAATTCAATTATTTTTGTTGAAATGCCAAGTGAAAAAATGATCACGCGTGAAATTTACAACCAGGTTACCGACATTGTTAACGGATTGACTGTAAATGAAATTTCTATGCATCAAATCAAAAATAATTACGAGACACACGGATTTGCCCTAGTTCTTGTGACAGGAACAGATAGATACTGGGACATCGTTGAGTTTTTACAGCAAAATACTGACACTTCGGTGAAAGTCGTAAGCCCCGCACTTGAAGCATACGATGTTGAGCCATGTCTCTACGATAAAATTTTATCGGAACGCGTAGCTCGAGAAGCATTTGACGCTGCCCAAAGACACAATAACTTTATTATCGGTGGGGGTGGTATAGTCACATTTGAAGATTATCTTGATATAATGTAATATGTTCCGTGATATGTTTAAAAAATCTAATTTTATAGGTGCACAAACATATCCACCTAATAATGTTATAGTTGTAACGGAAGATGGGATAGAACATTATACAACATCTGAGTTAAATTTCAAGTCGGAGGCCATCATAGATAAACAATGTAAGGAAGTTAAAGGAACACCACGAGGTAAAGAAAAGATACTCCAACTCTTTCTCGAACCGACCACTCAAGAGAAAGGAAGATTCACCGTCACGGTATATGAGTTTTGATCCAATAGCTCAGTTGGTTAGAGCGTGGTGCTTATACAAAGTATATTTGAGTGGGGTCACATCCACATAAGGCACGCCAAGGTCACGGGTTCAAGCCCCGTTTGGATCATTTTTACATATGTGTCCCATATGTAAAAATGTTTTGGGTACCTAAGTAAATATTTTCATATTTATAAATAAGTAAAAATGACACTTACCTATTCCGACGACATTACTCTCGCTGAACTCACACGCCTCTTGGCAGAGGAGTCTACTAATGGAAAATTAGACAGTGGAGACGACGCGGATGAGAATGAGGGAGAACCAGAAGTTTCTTCTCCCAATCACAATTTCCCTCCGATACAATTTGTAGACGAAATGGAATTTTACGCACGAAAATCTAAGTAATTGTATGCGGTACGGTTCAGTCGGGCGAAAAATGTTCAAAGTGAGATGGAGTCTCTACAAAAGGGGACTCGTAGAAGATCATCATGTCATACCGAGAGAGTTTACAAACCATCCAGCGATTAAGAATACTGGGTATGACATGAATTCAAGTTCTAATTTGATTTTGTTACCAACACGTTTAGGTAAAAACACACTCTGTGTGAGAGAGGATCGCCTTGTCCATGGAGGATACCATATGGCTTATAATGGATATGTAGGTAGAATGCTTGATGTTATAAAGACTAAACAAGAACTTTTAGAGTTTGTTGATTTTTTAAAACTGTCATGTCGATACAAACCCCACCAAATTCCGTGGTGTTAATATCCCCATTTGAGTTTTAATGGTGAAACTTCGGGGTGCGTTCGAGAAAAGAATTCTTTTCGTCCATGATTGCTATGACCGATTGTACTTTTATGTGATCGGTCTATATACATGTAATCTCTACAATCTTTGTAGTATATCCTTGCTCCTTTTGCAATAAGATCTTCATGTTTCATGTCTACGTGATTATCCATGGGGTAAAAATATTTTTTGTATTGTTTCATATTATCAACGTGAATGAGATAACACTTGGTACTCGATATCCAATTTACTCTTTCTAACGATTTTTCTTTTTCAGCTGGAAATCTTGAGAGGCAATGGAAAAAACACATCTCAAAGTCATTTCCCTTTTCGTCGATAACCTTTTGAATTTCTTCATACAACTGATTGGATTTTACAACAACATTATCTTCAAAAATCATTGCATATTTTAAACCTTGAGCAAAACATCTATTATAAAATTCCATGTGACCAATGAAACAACCAATGGCCCCTAAATTAAAGTATGTAATGTCTGGTCTTGTTACACTGGGGTTGTAGTGCATTTCTATAGCCTTTTCAAAATATTCGGGTTCTATGTGTTCTTCATACTCTCTCGCAATTTTAGGACTTTTCGTATCCGGTCCGTATATGATTTCTATCGGTAAATCTCTATTGTGAGATTTGAAAAATTTTTGTTGACGTTTTTTTTCATCTTTTATCGTAAGTAAAAAACATTTATACTCATAATTTGATCGTCTAACTATTGCTTCATTATAGTTGACCAAAACGATTAACACCAAAATAAATAAAAATATGTGTGGTGTCATACCTACTTAAAAAATAGAAAATAAATAGAAATATGGATACGAATACCCTGATCAATTGGATTGGACTCACGAGTGCTGTGGTTATATCGATCATGTTTGTACCCCAGGTTGTTCACGTACATAAAACGAAAGATACCCATGCGATCAACTATGCCTTTCTTGGTTTAAATTTCATTGCAAGTATTATGGGTCTTGTATATTCGATCCACTTTAAGATCGTACCAATGATTGTAGCGAATAGTTCTGCTGGTCTTTTTTCCGTGTCATTGGCAGGTATGAAGTTTGTAAATGAGTTTAAAGAGGAAACGCCTGAATATGATATATCCACTCCCGACGTGTAGTCTGTCGAGTGCCCCCCGCTCCTATGGTGTAGTTGGTTAGCACTGTGGTCTTTGAAACCACCAACAGAAGTTCGAATCTTCTTGGGAGCTGTTTGGGTGGAGGGAAGGACCGGTGTCCCACGTAAAGGGCAAACCCAAATGAATATGGGGGCATCGGTATTGCACCAACCTAACCTGAAACCCTAACCAGTGAATAAACGTTGATGGAGCCGACGGGGTGAGGAACTTTAATCGGTCTCACCTCGGGGAGCCCTCTCTGTCGCGTTGTATTCATAGTGCCGTATATTAATAGCACACCCTTTCTTAGCTCAGTTGGTAGAGCAGTGGACTGTAGTTCCATGGGTCACCTGTTCGAATCAGGTAGAAAGGATCAGTCTTCCATAGCTCAGTTGGTAGAGCGTGCGACTGTTAATCGCAAGGTCATCGGTTCGACCCCGGTTGGAAGAGTTTTTAGATAGTTGTCCACTATGTAAAATCTCTCAGTTTAGTATATGACATATGTTCCGAAGAAGATGAACCCAGCATGGCGCTGGATGCGTTCAAACATCGTGAACCTTTCATTCACCGCCAATAAAGTCGTGGTCATCCGTGATTGGCGACTGGCTGCGTTGAATATATTCTTCAGTGTGATTATTGTGGGATGGGTTATATTTTCGTTATTTTTGGGTAAGACCTACATCGTCACCGAGGTACCAACGGGGGTCGCGAGTGCTTGGGGCCTTGCTTCGACCGACTATACTTCTACACAGACGGCTATATACAACGGTGGTGCGTCATTTTGTGATAGTCTCACCAACTATAAGTTCAAATATTCGGATGACTGGATCTACGAAACTCCGGTGTGTGCGTATTATTCGGGTGCGGAATTGATTTCAAAGCTCCCTTCAGGAAATGTTATGTTTTTTACCACACATATTCATCAAACAATCATACAGCGATATATGAAAAATGCAGGCAGTTGTACAAGATATCCATGGCTTTTTGATACAGGTACCGAGGTTATGGGGAGGTGTGAGCATTCTATATCCAAAAATTTTTTGGCCTCGGGTATAGAGGATAGTTATTTCGCGTTTAATCACTATTTCGATTCTTCGGTCGAGTCTGGTGCAAAACCTATTACATATATTAGGAGAGAGGGTTCTGAAGAAAATCTATACATTTTTGAAAAGGGTGAAAGTATTCGTTTAAAAGTTTCTGAATGGTTAGACATTGCTGAAATTAAACTCGACAAACCATTCAATGAACAAAAAGGTGATTGGGACATCACAGGTTTTGAGGGTGCCGGTGAAGATTCACAAAACTACCCCTACGTTCGGACAAGTGGGGTACGCTTGAACATTAAAGTCAAGTACCACAACTTTCATTTGGATAAAGAATTCAAAGTGAAAATTGGTAATGATGATGTATACGCTGTCATAACGGTGTCTCCTAAGATTGGGTGGTTCTCTAAGGGTGATGAAATATTATACAGTCAAGATTTTTACACAACAGATAGCTTTGAAACGAATAACCCAGTCATATTATACAATGGTCAACCAAATGGTATCTACTACGATTTTTACAGGTATGGTATACTTTTTGATATACAACAGACTGGTTTAGTTGGGGAAGTCGATTATGTGTTTATTCTCATTCAATTGACTTCGGGTGTTGTTATGCTAGGGATTGCTACCACATTGGTGAGCTTCATTGCTAAATTTGCTCTGGGTAATAAATCTGAAATCTACCGGGGTGTGATACAGGAAGAATACGAAGTTGGGAGGGAAGCTGCTCGCTATGCCGCTCAGGCGTGTGTAGCGACGAAGAGTTTCAAAGACGCCGATGAGGATGGTAAGGGGGACCTAGACTTCGATGAGTTGAGGGCTCTCATAAAGGAATCTTTCTCTAAGAATTATTTGGATGAGGGTAACGATACACATTTTACCGAAGATGAAATAACCGGGATGGCGTACTACCTCATGAGGGCGGCAGATGATCACCTGAATGACAGAATATTGGATAAGCGTGAGAAGACCCCGGATGAATTGAGGCACTCTAAGATTTCTCTCCACGAGTGGCAAGAGTTATCGACGAATGGTGTTTTCAAATTTAAAAATCTGAAGGCTACCTCCACGGAACATATAAAAAATACCGGTTGGAAAAAGGATAGCCTAAAGAAGAGAAAGAGTGTAATGAACTTAAAAAATTCCAATGAGGTGTAATTAAGATGCTTCTTCTCAAACCATTTACATATATTAGGAATAGAATGGGGGTAAAAATGGGTGCATTCACGGAGCACCCCCCACCCCCCACTAAAAATAAAAAGGATAGGGAGTTTGGAAGTTATTGTGTCAAGGTGACGGTTGAATCAATTGATACGAATGGTTCTATAGACAAGACTTTCATCGGATACAGTGAGAATATGAATATCACGATGAAAACTGAGTTTGCGTGTGAACGTTTTAAAACACATGGTCATACATGTGGTGAGCCCGTGATGACTATAAGGGGTGGAAAGTGTGATGAAGTTATTATGATGAAGGACAAGTTTGGATCAATTACTCGGGTTCAGTGATTTCTACATTTACTGGTGGTGCATTTTCTACTATCTCAAGTTCGTATTTATTCTGTACGTCTTTAGATGGTGTTACAGTAACTATTCGGCATACTTTTGTCGTTAAAATATTTTGAGGTGGAACAATGATTGGTTTACATAGAAGTGAATACATCTAAAGATATTATACGTTTTAAAATAAATGGACCTCAAAGAACTCAAGAAATATTGGGAGTCTATACGAGGTGAATATGACACCCTCCCGGGTGATGTTTTTATAAGTGATGAACCTCGACCAACTGGTGCATGGGAAGGTTCGGATAGTATGAATGAGGTTATAACTAAATATGGAAATGGTGGTCATGGTTGGTTAAAGGGTGGTCAGGATCATGTTCAAGATTCATGGATAAGTTGGCCATTAATTTGGGGGGGTAATCCTGTCATTGGGAATTGTGATATGTGTCCGAAAACGTCTGAACTACTTTCAAAAATCAAGGGTGGAATCCACATCGCTGGATTTTCTTTAATGAAAGGTGGTGTGAAATTGAACAAACATGTTGACCACGTTGGTAAAAATTATAAATTCACATATCATCTGGGTTTAAAATGTCCGGGTGGTTGTACACTATACCATGATACATTGGGAAATATTAGCGAAGAAGATGGAAAGCACATAGTCTTTAGTGCGAGAGTTCCCCATTGGGCTGAAAATACGTCGGATGAAGACCGTGTTATTCTGTATTTAGAAAACTATACCACCCCTTCAACATGATGTCACTTTCTTCACACCACGGATACATCTCTTCACCAACAAAGTTTATCGCCCGGATGTCGTTATCTAAACACTCGTCACAAATTGCTTTATTGTCATCGATAATCATACCTAGGTTTAGAGCTCTGCATATGTCAACCTTTTTTACTTCATGTGGTGTATAACTATTTGTGAGTATCACATCGTTAAAGATTCCCGGAAAATATGTTTCTATCCAGGTTTCTGTTTGTTCTCTAGCCACATTTTGGCGCCCGGTGACGACATACATTTTTTGACTTCTTCGACGAAGCCATTTCATTGCATTTTGCGACCCTTTGATTGGTTCGAGTTTTTGAAACGCCTCCGAGTTGTAGAATTCTTTGACAAACTCCTGCGACTCTTCTTCTGTTATATCGAAAATTTCACGATAGACGTAATTGTATTTTTCTTTTTTTGGTTTTCCCAGTCTTCTAGATCTAGCCATGGGATATAAAAAATGAACGAGAACTTCATCTACATCAATTGCGATACGAGCCATTTATCTATTACAATATTATTCGTAATCTCTAACTACCACACCAACGGGGAATCTCGGTACATTCAAGTCAGTTAGATTTTGAAATCTAACTGTAAGCATTTTACCCATGTACTTCTTTCTGTTCCTGTATTGTTCCTCTCTTTGTTTGATTGTGCCCTCGGGCCTGACAGTAAACTGTCTACCATTGGTCAATTTACACACCCAAACGACCGCATCAGCGTCTCTCCCATGCCCCGTCTTGGCTCCTACAATTTCATATTCCTCCGTCTGAAATTTCTTAAACTTGAGGAGGTAGTTGCTCCTCTTCCCAACTTCGTAGGTGCTAGAGGCCTCCCTAATCATGATACCCTCATAGCCTTGGTCCACGAAGTGATCGTGCCACTTTTCCACGTCAGACTTCTTCTTGAGGAGTTTGGTTTCGACGCTGACACAATCCATCCTCTCTTCGAAGGTGAGTTCAGGGCGTTCCAAGTCAAAGTAATCAAAGATGTAGAAATTTAACTTTGTTGGATTAGTCTTGAACATACTTGTGATTTCTTCGAATGTCATATCAGGTGCATAGCACTCTCCATCGAGATATTCACCTTCTCTCAGTCCATCGCTGAGGTGATCGAGACCTTCTACACGTTTACCGGTTCTGGAAAAACACCCATCTTTGGAAACGAGGAGGCGAACTCCATCCAATTTGGGTTGAACATAGAATGGGGTGGAGATATATTTTTTCCGTTCTTCCCACTTGTTGGCCAACATCGGCATTACCCGAACTCCCTTTATATGTTCGTTATTCCACATCGTTTGAGCACGTGCACACGCCTTTTCGTAGCCAGTTTTAACATTGGTTCTAGAAACCGCAACTTTCTCTGTTCCAACCATACCAGTGCTCTTGACAATGTCGGCAGTTCCATCACCCAAGTCTTCGACGTGAATATCAGTGAATCTATCGCGACCATTTTTGTCTTTTCTGATAAGTCGTTCCATTGTAGTCATATTTAATTTCTCAACTTTAAATAGATGTCCGAAATACCGGTTGTAAATTATGGTAGAATGGAACGACTTAGGCCTCCAGAATTCACATCCGTCCCAATGAATGTGAATACATTTTGTATGATTTTTATAATTTTATGTATATTTGGATTGTATAAGAGATATATTGATATTAATCAACGCAATCAACAATCTTATATTTGAGACATTTACTTGGTGTGAGATATAGATCTTTTCTCATTAGACGTTTAAATTTTTTTTCAGGGATTTCGGTTTTGGCGAGATACATTTTCTTGATTCTCTTCATAAACTTTTCGGACGACTTGAGTTCATGTTTGAGTTCTTGAAAATTGCCCCAGAATTCAGTGGAAATTTGGTGAATGAGAATGTATGCATCCCTACCCATTCGCTTCTCTTCACCACCTAATAGAACGAATGTTGCTGCACTGCAACAAGAACCCTGTGCGATGGTAATAACCTTTACACGAGATTTCTCTAGAACATTCATCATATTGAACCCCGAAAATATGTCACCACCTTCGCTCATGATGTGAACACGGATTTCCGGTTCATATCCGATAAGCTCCGCCTTTTTCTTGAGAAGTTCAATTTCAAGCTTTTTGAAGTTCTCAACGAATTCTAGAGCATTTTCTCTATCAATACTCCCGTAAAAAAACAATTCGTTACCCACGACCCGTACACACTCTTCAACTTCTTCAGTTTCATCATCGTCGTTCATAGGCATTTTTTATTCCCTTTTTTATTTTTGTTACTTCTCTAGGTTTTAAGTTGTTTCCAACATTAAGATGGTTAATAACATCAAAGTCTTGTGGAGTTATTCCATATTCGACAAGTAAATCGTAGTTTTCATTTTTTGCATACATTTTAAACAAGTGTAACTTTTCTGTACTTAAACCACCGGGTGTTTTTTTGTCAAGGTTAACATACTTTTGTTTCCGCATTTTGTAGTTTCCAAATTTAGTCCAACACCGACCAGGTCTAATTTTATCTTTCTTTAAAGAATCACCGAGTGACGATTTGGGTATTGTCAAAGCATGTAAAACAAAGTAAGGCATTATCACCCAATTTCCCGTTGAAAACATGTAGGTATCATAAAAGTCTGCGACTGAAAATGATTCTGATGTTTTTACTACGTCAACACCATTTGAATCTAGATAATTTTCTTGAAATATGTCCCATATATGACCGTGTTCGCTTATACTATCATGAATTTGTATGGGGTTTGGATCTGTCAAGATTTCTGTGATAAATTCTTTTGGTGATTGAAATGTGTCATTCTCGTCGTATCCATCTAGATACGTAAAAAAATTTCTAATATTTCCGTTACATTTTAACGCGGCGTTATATGTTTGTTGCTTACTTCTTTCTTTTTCATCAACTAAGCGTAATAAAGTTTCAGGTTTATGTTTAGGAATAAACACAGTTTCAAAATTTGGATACATACACATGTTAGTTGTGGTGACAAGTAAAGAACCTTTTGTTATAGGTATTCCATCCGAAACTTGTTCTATAATTGGTTTAAATATAGAGTCGTAATCTTCTATGAATACATGTTTTGTAGAAGATTTTATAAAAGATAGAAAATAAGATTTACTCTTCATGTGTTCAGTTTGAAGTTCCACATGCAATGTATTTTTTAAAACTTCGTTGAGAACATATGATTTACCGACACCAGAAGCTCCACATATGAACACATTTTTACCTTGACGAATGTAGTTAGAAATAAGGTCGATTTGTTTTGTGTGTATCGTTGAAATTTTTGGATCATTTTTTTGTGGTATTATTTTAATGAAGGAATCCATTGATGACCTTACTAATCAAGCAATAGATTTGGTGCTTGAAAATAACGCACTACATAAACGTGTCGTAGAACCTTTAAAAAGAAAAATTTTACCATACATTGCATGTAGTATGCTTACCAATTTTTTAATGATTATGGTTCTGTTTTACCTTGCTCGACGTCTACACCTTCTTCAGTCGGTACAGAACTAACATTATCATTTCCATCTTCGTATTCATCATCGGCGTCACCGTCACTTTCACCTAAAGGTGGACCAAAGAAACCGGGTGGTGGTTTGTCATCTTTTTTTGAAAGAAATTTGCCTAATTTTTCGAGAGGTGTACCCGTAGTTACAGCTTCAATTGGGTCAATCGTTTTAGGAAGTTTCAATAATGGTATAGATTTAACATCTAAAATTTCTGGTTTAGTGAAAGCGTTATCAAGGGGGTATTCTTCCTCAAACATTTTGAGAACCGATTTTGGTACAGACGGTGATTGTTCTAAAAGACGATCGTATTCTGTTTTACATTCATTGACAAAGTCTAAACCTGTTTTGCTACGTTCCCCCCTGTCGAGAGCCAACATGAGACGAATGTTTCTCGAGAGCATACCGAAAGACAACGCAGCCGTTCTATGGTTCTCCATAAGTTCATTGATTTTAAGGAATTGGGAGATTGTTGCAATGAGACCGGCAGTTAAGTTCAAAGCACCAATGATTGAAGGGGCGAATGGTTTGATGTTATCGGGAAACGTTTCTTGAGCAAAGTTTGCAGTACCAGTTACAGTTGATAATATAATCACAGGTAAGGTGAAACGTATACTCGCACGACGATATAAAAAAAATGCACGATGGTGCATATATCTGTAACACGCTGAAGCTTCGCCCCACTGTTTCAAAATAGTTTCATGACCATCTGTCCATGACAATCGCATCTCTTCGTTAGATATCTTTTTTTCTTCGGTCATTATATATTAGATGAATATAATTTTTTGGATTCATTTAGTTTTTTTTATAGGTGTGTTAATCATACCATTTTCAAACGATCGTAAAAAATTGGAATTTTACTCGATATTAATACCATTTTTGTTCTACCACTGGTCGATCAACGACGATACATGTGCTTTAACGCAGGCTGAAATGTATTTCACAGGAAAGGATAAAGAGGAAACATTCGTAAATCGCGTCGTGAGTCCAATTTATAAAATGGGGGAGGACGATGTGAGCAAACTTACAAAGACAGTATTTTTTGGCCTTTGGGCATATGTCCAGTATAGATTAGGACACTTCAATTCGGTGTTTGAAAACGTAAGTGAACTAAAGAAAATCAAACTTTTTAAGTAAAATGGATCTTAAAATCCAAAACGAAATAAATCGTTTATCAAATATACGCAATACACTTCAAAATGCGTATATAGAAGACGTAGAAGTTCTCAAACTTCAACTTCAAAAAAATATGAAACAATTTGAAACATGCACCACCAATACAAAATTATTCATTTTACAAAAACAACGTTGCAATTATAAAAAAGAAATTAAACAACTTGATAAAACCACTGAAGTCAAGATGAGGTACTACGAAAATAAAATTTCGTCGCTAAAAATAAAACTTCAAAACATTCAGATGTATAAACAGACTTTCGAAAATAACATCAATACACTTCGCTATAAAATTAAAAATGAAAATGGCGATGATATTTTTACTATGTTTGAACACGTCACCGATGCATTGGAAATTCTCATGAAGGAGAAAACCGAAAACGAGTAATCTATTAAAGATGTGTGTGTATTGTAAATTATGGAGAATGAAGTTGAAGACGTCTTACAAGAACTGATTACTTCCGTGATTCAATCAGATAAAGGGAGACGTGCAGCATGTACAGGTTTCGATGAAGAAACACGAGTTGCAGATGATTTAAACAATGCTATAAAGTGTGAAGAAATGTTTAGAGTTGAAAATAATCGTTCTAAAGTAGACGTGTCTAACGGAAAATTAAAGTTTCAGGTAAAAAAAAGTGAGGGTCCTTTCCAACAGGTTTGGAGAACGAGCGTTGCTAACTTTTGTGATTTAAACAATTGTCAGTTTGTACAACCTATACTACAAAAATTATGTGAACTTCCGATTGGTGAAGATAATAGAGTTGTAAAAGGAAACGAGCGGGATAGAAAAATTGATCCTATGATAGAAGATAGTTTCCTTGAATTTTTAAATAAACCGGAAATTAAATATTCTATTATAAATCAATCTCTAAGAGGGAATGATATGGATAACAGACCACACTTTTTAGTTTACGTGGAATATGATAAGAATAAAAACCGGAAAATTCCAAAAATATTTTACATGGGTGAACTAGTAAAGAAATTGTCTAGATTTAATTTTAAGGTTAATCCGTCACGAACTGTCATAGCACTGGATAACTCGGGAATAACTATTCAAAGGAAAGGTGGTGATGGTGGAAGGCCGGCGGGTAATGATATACAGGTTAAAATAAGTTTCAAAAAAGTGATTGCTAATACAAAACCAAATTACATGGACTTAAGGATTTGATTATTATAACTATTATGCCTAAACAAGTCAAGTATATAGATTTGTTTTGTGGACTGGGAGCCTTTCACACAGCTTTTAATAAAAATAGTAATGAAAATATAGAATATAAATGTGTACTCGCTTGTGATATCGATGATCAAGTTCGTGATATTTACCACGAAAATTACAATATTCACCCATTATCTGACATAAATGAAATAAACGTTGACGAAATTGAAGACTTTGATATACTTTGTGCAGGATTTCCTTGTCAACCGTTTAGTATAGCTGGTAAAAAGCTGGGGTTTGGAGATGAAGGACGCGGCAATCTTTTTTACAGTATATTAAAAATTATAGATTCAAAAAATCCCAAAACACTTATTTTAGAAAACGTAAAGAATTTACACACGATACATAATGGGGAAACGTTTAAAAAAATACAAACTGAAATAGAAAAACGCGGGTATACGTTTAGCTATAGAATTATAAATTCCAAAGATTACGGCTCACCACAAGCTAGAGAAAGAATTTTTATGGTGTGTGATAAGGACCGATTATATTCATTTATAGACACCCCAGTAACGTCGAAGACTCCTGTATCTTCAATTATAGATTATTCTGTAGATACATTTTTTGATTATTCGAACGTGTACACCCTTGAACCATGTAAGGGAAATAGTATTATGAAGTATAAATTGATTAACAAAATAACAAAAAAAGGTGGACGACAAGGTGAACGTGTATATGGTATAGATTCACATGGTCCCACAATTTGTGCTTCATCGGGTGGTCCAGGTGCAAAAACTGGGTTGTATGAAATTAATGGTAAAATTCGAACACTGAGTATCAAAGAAACATTACAAATGTTCGGTTTTGGTATTGATTACAAGTATACTACACTAAAAAATCCAAAGCGTATGTTATACTATTTAGGTAACAGCATTGTAGTTAATGTAGTTGATCGTATTATAAAGGATTTGGTTGAGAAAACCGAAAACGATCAAGAAAGTGAACACTAGTTTTAAAATTGTAATACAGAAGCATACCATAGGCGTCAGCTATATCATGCTTTCTTTCATATGGAATCGTATCTAAATCTATATACTTTGCCATCATATTTACCATACGCTCTTTCCTCTCTTCGTAGTTTAGATGCCCAATACCAAAATGTGCATGTAAAGTGTGAGGTGAAATTAACATGACTTTGTCTTTAAACATATAGTGTAAAAGTATCTCGATATTTGTAAAACCTTGGGGTGGCTGTCTCTCTATAAGTATTCTATCAGCTTTGTCAAATATTTCTTTATGATCATCTACAAATAAAGGAATCAAGTCAACAAAGTCATTGCTATAAATGTATTTATAGTCATCTAAGTTTACTTTTTTTATAAACTCAACTTCCACGATGGGGGTTTTTACACACTCAGCAAGAACCAGACCCATGTTATTAAATCCAATGTCTATCGCCAAGACCTTCATGTCTTTATGTCAAAGTTTTTCTTTAACCAAACCGGAGTGAAGCCGAAGAAGACGTTGTATCGCGATCACTTACAACTTGCGGGTGTGGAAAAATAAACATCTCACCTATAGTATATGAAGAATAAGACAAAAGTTCAACTGTTGTCGGTAATATTAGTTGTATCGATTCTTACAATTGTTTACATGATACAAAATCCACCAGTTGTCAAAGTTACAGAGAAAACTCATACCATTCTCTCAGGTCCACCCCGTCCACGGGGAAATTTTCAACAAAGGCGTGAACCCGAATTCAGGGGTCCACCTATAAAGGAATATAAACCTGGTCGCATGCAACAAATGGGTTTACTTACAGGTCCAAATGACGAGACCCTCCCCCTCTACGGCAAGGAGGTTCGTGGTCGCCGCGATAGGTACCACTACTACACAACCACTGGTGGTGAAAACTTGTATCCAGTCCCAGTGAGTCATAATGCTAGGGACTGTATGGAGGATATCGGGTGCCAGGAGCTCTATGGAAATGAAACAGTCTCGGTGACTGGCAAGACTGGTTCATTTGAGGTTAATATGTACAGAACTGACAACTTTTTCTAAGAGTATAATAAGAAATGATCCCTCTTATTATCGTTGGTTCCCTCGCTACTCTTGTAGCCTATACTTACTTTGGACCCAATCTCATTTCATCTGAAAAAGCCAAGGAATACATCAAATCTGGAAAGATTAGGGTGGTCATAGATGTCCGCACATCGATGGAATACCGTGCTGGTCACTACCCACGAGCCATACACATCCCAGTGAACAAAATTAATAAAAAAACAACGTCTGAACTTCCCAAAGAGGGTTTACTCGTCTACTGCAATACTGGACAACGAGCCAGATTTGCGGCAGAGAAATTGGAAAACTTGGGTTTTAAAAATGTGTACTACATCGCTGGGCTCTATTCTACTTTGTTAAATTAATAAGTCTATCAAGTCTTGGGTTTTCTCGATTTATAAACACTAAGACTTCGATTGGGTCTCGCAAGAGCTCAACGGAACCGTGTGTATTTAATGGAAGTACATGTTGCACACGGATCAAATCTACTGTAACATGCTTCTGACCCGAAGCCTGACTATAGTGAACAGCCAACGCAGCCGCATCTTTTTTAGTTTCTTTTGGTAAGAAATCTCCGTCATAAGAAACTACGACATGTGAACCTGGCCACCCCTTGACATGAAGCCACCAATTCGCCGCATGACTCGATTCAACGAGTTCATAATTTTCCTTGGCATTTGTACCAACTCTAATAGTAATTCCATCCAGGGATTCATATGTCTTCATGATTATTTGTCGACTTTTTTCTTTATACTACCTGAGTTCCATGGTGATGATGGATATTTTGACTTTATATACACATAATAGTTCATGTATGTCCCTGTTTTTTTATCATACAAAGGTATTCCATCTGGATATATACTTTTTAAAGAGTCGCCATATTTATTTTTCCCACTTTTTTTAATCCATTTTCTTATCAAAACCTTTTCTTCATCTGAAATATCTTCTTCTAATATTTTGTCGTCATGTAAAGATGGGGATTTTTTCATATTTTTACGTAAAATATGAAACCCAATACCGAATGTTATCAATTTAAGTAAAAACATTTCTATTTATATATAAGTATATAAAAAAAATGTATGTCTCCCTAAAACCAAGTCCATCGGTCACCCATCGGTACAGAGTAACTTTACCATGTGAAAGAACGATAGATTTTGGAAAAAAGGGGCTTGAATACTACGTGGATCATGGAAATCCCCGCATAATGAGGGCACAACTTCTTAGGAGGGGGGCGATCCTACCCAAGGAGGTGCGAATTGAGAGAGATCCCTATGAAATACATAGGGGTATGCTGAAAGTTAAGGAAAGTACTATAGAAGATTGGGATAATTACCTTTCTCAAGAGTATTGGGAGCGTTGGTTACTTATGTCATTTTCTCATGTGCATAAGTCCAAGCTTTGGATGGCGACACAGGAGGGTGTACTTTTCATGCCTGTACCCGAAGATTTTTGGTATTGCTCTAATTTCCCGTAGAACCAAAACCACCATCACCTCGTTCAGTTTCTTCGAGGATACTAATTTCTTCAACTGGCGGGGTCTCACATCTCTCAAGAATGAGCTGTGCAATACGATCACCTTTTTTCACTTCAAAATCGGTATCCCCCATATTGAAGATGACAACGGAAATTTCACCGGTATAGTCTGGATCGATGACACCGGCACCAATTTGAATACCACGTTTTACGGCTAATCCCGAACGAGGCGCAACACGCCCGTAGACCCCCGGTGGGAGTGATATCGCGATACCCGTTGAGATAAGGCCCCGTTTATACTGGTGTATAACACCATCACAATTACTATAGAGATCGTAGCCAACAGCACCATCAGAGCCTCGAGTAGGTAGAATAGAATCATAGCTAAGTTTTTTGACTCCGAGAGACATTATACATCCTTAAGGTGCTTATTCTTTAAGGCACGATAGGTCAACACACATATTCCACAACTGAAAATATTGAAAAAGAGTTGACAGGTCATTACATGTATTTTCACATATATGTTTTTAAAATCGTATAAGAACCATACAACTAAAGACATAAGACTTTCATACCAAACGCGGAAGAATACATTTGTAAATAAATAAAGTGAACGGATAGTCTCGTTCTTTGGAAACATATATTTGAGTGTTAACACAGATGTATCAATTTCAACTAACCCTAGATATGCTGTAAGGTAGGCTTCTTCTGGTACACATAGAGGTCTCATAATGTAAATTAAAGCCATGATATGGTGTAGTATAATGAGTTTACGAAACGACTTAACAATTTCAGGTTGTATATAAATCCACACAAGATCGTAGGACATATAAAATGTTAAGGCGTGGGTGAGAAACATTGGATACACCACATAGCCTAAAAATATTTCTGAAACACATAGAGTTGAAAATGATACCAAAAAACAACATGCTGTAAGGTTATGAACATCCATTATATAAATTTAGAACATTTTTAAATGTGGGTTTCACACTTAAAAATGCACCCTGGGAGGTTCGAACTCCCGGCCTTGTGCTTACTAAGCACACGCTCTAACCACTGAGCTAAGAGTGCCAATATCGAAAACAAGTTTCGATATAAGATGCTGAGAGTGGGGTTCGAACCCACGAGACTTATATGCCAGGCGATCTTAAGTCGCCCCCCTTAGACCACTCGGGCATCTCAGCTTTCATCCCCCTCCCACTGAATAGTATTCTATCTAAATCTTTAAGCACTTAGGAGTGGGTTCATATGTTAGGTTTTCTTCCAGAGTTTTAAGACCTTCTTTACGACGCTTTTCGATACCAATACAATTATGTGTTTCTAGACGAATACATTTTGGGCAAAAATTTCCTTTACAATATTTACACTCTATAGGCACTCCACATTTCTTCTTACACAACTGACACGGCATTTACTATAACTAGGATAAAGATTTTAAGTCTTTTACATCTAGTACATGTTGACTCTTGCTATTGCGAAACCTACCCGCCTACCAATCACAAACCGCTCTATCCCCGAGTATGATAAACTCAAGACTAGTCTCAAAAACTCTACAGCTGCCTACGGTGCGGCTATATCTGCGTCATATTTTATTACGCAAGGAGCGGATGTTGGTGTTTCGGCAACTATCGGAGCAATTGCATCATATACATATATGAATCTTCTTTCAGATCACGTGGATAATATCGAAAAGTCAACTATTCAAAAACAGATGTTTGTGCCAGTGAGCACGGCTATTTTTGAAGTGCTGTGGAATAACGCACCATTTGCATTTGATTTTGATTATGGTGCCACATTTATTGGATTTTTAGCGTATAAATTTGCGTTAACGTATGTTTTATTTGAAACGATTCGAGATATAATTATTGAAGATAATACTATTGCTAGTGAACCACGCGAATGGGAAACAATTGATGAAGATTTACGACTTTAACGATGTCGCTCATTTTCAACTTGATTTTATATATTTTTATTAAAAATTAGGTTACATATCCCCAAACTGCAGAAAGTTGTCGATCTTGCGTCCGATGCTCTTGCCAATACCAGCGACTTTGTTGGGACCCTTGGCAAGTTCCTCACCGGAGGTCACCTCAAAGTCGAGGTTCTTGATAGCTTGGGCAGCCTTCTTGTAGGCAGCCTTCTTGTGAACGTCCGACTCTCGGGCAGCCACCTCACCGAGGGCATCGAAGATGCACTCATTGGTCGTAGGAGGCTTCTTCTTGAGTTCCTCGAGTCTTGAAATCATCCCAGTCTCGAGAAATTCATCAATCTTCTTGGCGATGCTCTTGCCGATGCCAGCGACCTTGGTCTCTCCCTTGGAGAGAGATGCGCCATCCACGATGGTGTAGGGGATGTTGTCGACAGCCTCGGCAGCCTTCCAGTATGCTTCGCTCTTGAAATCATCTTTCTCGAGGTCGGAGAGTTTCCGGAGGACATTGACGATCGCGGCGTTCCGAGAGATGTGGAAGTCATCCTCATCGTCGGATTCCTCATCGTCAGATTCCTCATCGTCAGATTCCTCATCGTCGGACTCCTCGTCGTCAGACTCCTCGTCAGACTCGTAGTCTTCGTCCAACTCATCCCCGAGGTCCTCGATAACCACCTTTAGGTGGAAAATCTCATTCTTGCAATCTTCGACTTCCCCGCGGAGAAGCTTGTTCTCGAGCTCGAGCTTGGCAATGTAGGCGGAAATGGTAGAAGCGTTCATGGTGTTTGGAAAGTGAATGTTTTTTACTTTGGGGTGGATCCACTTAGGTGTTCAAAATGTTTTTAAAGAATATGTGATTTATAAAAATAATGATAGCTCTCGCTAAACCTGTATATTTTCCCAAAACTAAATTGACTGTAAACAAAAAACGTATACGCCCCCGGCGTGTACAGCGACATGTTCAGGCCGCTTTACCAGACCCCAAAAAGAAAGAAGTAAATCCAATCAAAAAGTTCATCATGAAAGTTTTCAAAATCAAGGAGATTGATTATGAAAAGTTCCGTAAGGAGGATAAATGGGCGATTAAAATCAAAGATGAACCACCTCGAGAGTAAAGTTTTTATCGAATTTGCCTAGACGAATCTTCCCATCGTCTACGAGCTTCTTAATTTCCATCCCAGTCTCCAAGTGATCCCCTAACTTGTATATACCTGGGACATCTGGCGTGAATGCCATCAACGTGACCATCTTCTGATTCATCGTGAGTTCTTTGTTTTGAAACAATTGCTTAATGTATGGTGGGAGACTATCCACGTTCATTACATTCTATGAGGATATTTTCTTTAAACATTACAAATATTAAACCTACGGTGAATTTCTATCGCACTATCCCATCGTCCAGCTTGTCTAATTAACATATGGGTTCGCGGTATCATCTTGAATAAGGACTTACCCCGTCTCAGGTTTTTAAACGCCCGTTCTACAGTCTCATTGTTTATATATACCCTGCGCCGCCCCATGGCAAGCGCCTTCTCGTCTTCCACGTCTAAAACTGGAACTTTTTTTGTTCTCAAATTTTCAATTTCCTGCTTCGCCGCAAACAAACTGGTTCGTAAAAACTTAGTACTTTTGGTGAGTTCTTCAATCTTGGAGTGAAGTTCCACATTTTCAGACCCCATGAAAGCAAGCGATGCTCGTTGCTTTTTAAATTTTACGTCAAACTCGATTGCATTTTTCTCGCGGAGTTCTATATTCTCCTTCTGAAGGGCTAATATGGTTGCCTTCTTTCTTTTAATCCTATCATCTCGTCTCACAATCTTCTGTTTGAACTTTGCTTCCAGACCAGTCATACCAGTGGATTCCTTGCGAACGCGTGACGTAGATTTTTTCACCATTTTGGTTTTTTGTAGAACCTAATCAACTTAGGTTGGTTATAGGTATACCGTAGCCCAACTCCTCCACTACAGGGTCATTTTTATAGTCTGTATTGTAGTAAATCTTATTCACCCCACTACTCGCGAGAGCTTTGTAACAATTTAGACATGGGTAATGGGTTACGTAGGCTTCGGCACCATCGATGGAGACACCTCTCTTCGCCGCATCGGTGACCGCGTTGATCTCCGCGTGT